TTAACATCGACATCGATGAAAAAGACGAGCGCAAACACAATGTGTCTCGCATGGAGGCGATGAGTGAAGACAAATAAGCTTAAATTCAATCCCAATAATCCTCGCAAATGTAGTAAAGACAAGCTTGAAAAACTTATGCGCTCAATCGAATCATTCCCTGAAATGATGAAGTTGCGCCCAATGGTTTACGATCCCGAAACCATGTATGTTTTAGGCGGGAATCAGCGCCTCGCAGCTATTAGAAAGCTCGGCATGAAAGACATCCCGGATGAGTGGACGATCGCCGCCACAGATCTCACCCCAGAACAGCAAAAGGAATTTGTTCTGCGAGATAATGTGCAGTTCGGCGATTGGGACTTTGAGATGCTGTCTGCTGAGTTTGGCGAATTTGATCTTGAAGAAATGGGCATGGATATGCCAGAGATAGAGGCAGAAGAGCCATATGTCCCAAGTGAAACTAAAGAAATTGACACAGATATAGCATTTGATCACAAGTGCCCAAAATGTGGATTTGAGTTTAATGAATCTTAGATATAACATTAAAGACATTGCAGATATAGAAAAGACGCATAAAGCATTTTCTACTTTTGCGTGTGGTGGGGGATCGTCAATAGGCTACAAACTGGCAGGGATTGAAGTTATTGGAGCAAATGATATTGATCCTGAAATGAAGTGGCACTATACAAAAAACCTTAACCCATCGCTATATTATTTATGCCCAATATCTGACATGATATCAATGGAATTGCCAAACGAGCTTTTTGCCCTTGACATATTAGATGGATCACCTCCATGCTCAACTTTTAGCACATCTGGGAACAGAGAAAAGGATTGGGGCAAAAACAAATACTTTAGGGAAGGTCAAGCAAAGCAAGTTCTTTCTGACTTGTTTTTTGACTACATAGACCTTGTCAAAAGGCTACAGCCAAAAGTATCTATATCAGAAAATGTAACTGGAATTATCAAAGGAAATGCTAAATATTACGCCAAAACAATAGTGCAAAAACTTGATGAAGCAGGATATGTTACTCAAGTTTTTCAGATAAACGCAGCAAATTGCGGTGTCCCTCAAATGAGAGAACGCGTGTTTTTTATAAGTAGGCGCAAAGATATAGACAAAAAACCACTTGTATTATCACCAAAAGAAAAAATACTTACTGTATGGGATGCTATACACGACATACAGGATTTGACAGATGATGAGATTAGGGACACAGCCCCAAATAACACTGACTTGAAATATTGGAACAAAACCAAGCCAGGATGCAGCTATTCAAGCGTTCACGAAAAAGGCAGCTTTTTTTCTTATTATAGGCTAAACAAAGACAAACCAAGCAACACTATCCAAGCAAACCATCAATGTTATACTCACCCATCAGAATGCAGAAACCTAACTTTTAGAGAAGTCAAAAGACTGTCGTCATTTCCAGATGATTACGAAGCAAAAACAGATAACATCGGGAAGTATATGTGCGGAATGAGTGTGCCTCCATTTATGATGTATCAAGTAGCAAAAGCAGTAAAAGAGCAGTGGCTATAATGTGTGATGAGACAATATCCGGACAAGGAGTATCGAATGATTAGAACCGCTGAATGTGTAACGCCGAAGCATCCAGACAAGCTGTGCGACCGCATAGCTGATGCCATATTGACGGAGGCAATAAAGCAAGATCCAAACGCCAGAACGGCAATAGAAGTTTGTGCCGGTCATGGCATTGTGACCGTTCTGGGCGAAATGACAACCACAGCCTTTGTTGATGTTGCTGACATAGCCCGCAGGATTACAGATGGTGAGTGCGGCGTGCAAGTCAATATTGTGCGACAGTCACCCGACATAGCGATGGGAGTTGATGCCGGAGGCGCCGGAGATCAAGGCATTATGATCGGATATGCCTGCAACGAAAATGATAATTTTATTCCTACGGAATTAAACCTCGCCAGAGATTTGTGCCAATTCATTTATATGCGACACGAAGTTGACGGCAAAACTCAAATCACAATGGACGGCAATAAAATATCAACTATTGTCGCAAGCTTTCACAACACAAAGAGCGGAGATCTGAGATCCCTTGTGCACCAGTGGCTTGATGGCAGAAAATGCGAATCGATAATGTGTAATCCTGCCGGCGATTGGAAAACCGGCGGGCTTAACGCTGATTCTGGCGTAACGGGAAGGAAACTTGCCATAGACAACTACGGAACCAGAACACCCATTGGCGGCGGCGCATTTAGCGGAAAAGACCCCACCAAAGTGGATCGCTCTGCCGCGTATATGGCAAGAAAAATTGCTGTCGATATCTTGCGCCAGAAAAATGCAAAAGAAGTTATCGTTTCGCTTGCTTATGCAATCGGCGTTCCTGATCCGGTAATGACGGAGTGTATTGCCGATGGAAATCATGTTGACATTTCACACTACAGCTTGACACCAAAAGCAATTATCGATGCGCTTGGGCTTCGTGATATTGATTATGAAAAAACAGCAGCGTGGGGGCACTTCGGCATCGGCATGCCGTGGGACAAATAAAATGGCAACGACCAAAAAAGCTTCCAATAAAGCGACTCCAGACTTCACACTTAAAAAAAGCCAAATGCTGGAGGCGCTTGAAAAGTCTCTTGGCGTGGTGACCACCGCCGCTCAGAAGGTAGGCATCAGCAGGCGGCAACATTACAACTGGCTCAAATCCGATCCTGCCTATTGCGAGGCCGTTGCCGAGATTAATAACATATCGCTTGACCTTGCTGAGTCCAAGCTATTCACGGCTGTTAATAATGGTGAGTTATCTGCTATCATTTTCTTTCTGAAATGCAAAGGCAAGAAGCGCGGATATATCGAGAGGCCGGCAGACGAGCCGGCGCCGCAAGACCACAACAAACCCGAAATATGCATGCGCCCAGCGCGGCTAGCGGAATCCGATGAAGATTAACTTTTGTGAAGATCATTATTTGCCGCATCAATGGCAATTCCTTAATGATTGGAGCAGAACGCTTGGATTGATCGGCGGGCTCGGCTCCGGCAAAACTGCGGCGTTTCTTGCTAAGACATTCATCTGCCACATCAGCCGACCGGGCGCAACCGGAAAGAGCAATGTCGGCATTGGCTACCCGTCGTATGGCGATGCGAAGGAATTGTTCTTCTACCCGTATTGCGATATGTTAGAGATGGCTGGAATCAAATACGTAGAAAACAAATCAGAGCTTACGATTAAAACTGAGCAGGGTCAAGTCAAGATCGTGTCTGCGTTCCATCCGGAGCGGATCAAGGGTTTTTCGTTCACCGATTTCGGTTTTGACGAGATCGACACGCTTGATTTGGCGAAAGGCAAAACCGCTATCCGCCGGGCAAGAGAACGCTTGCGTGGACGCAGAGACGCTCAATTGTTTCTGGTCTCGTCACCGGAAGGTTTTTCCACCTGTTACGAGGTGCTGAAGAAGAATCCGAATCCGGGCACATCCGTCATTCATGCCGATACGCGATCGAACACATATCTTCCCACCGAATACATTAATGATTTGCTCAATACTTATGATGAACAGATGGCTATGGCATATATTAGTGGTCAATTTGTTAACCTGAACAATATGCAAGCGCACTATGCCTTCCGCCGGGATGTTCACGTGCATAGCATTCCGATGCCTGAGCCGCACGATGTGATACTGGTGGGGATAGATTTTAATGTTAATCCAATGACGGCGGCTTTGTGCTATTCGCGCGAAATTGACGGGCGCACACATTACTTTTTCTTTGCAGAATACTATCTTTTGAACGCAAACACATATCTGTTGTCAGACTTGTTAGCGGAAGACTACCCGAATCGCGTATTGCGCTGCTATCCTGATCCGACTGGAATTGCGCGCAAGACATCATCTGATGCAAGCGATATAGAAATACTGAAGCGCAAGGGCTTCGATGTCCGGTATCGACACGGTATAACGCAACGCAGATCGCTCAATATCGCCAATGGCGCATTTGCGCATAATGCTATCCACATCGATCCTTGTTGTGAAAACTTGATTAACGATCTTGAGCAGGTGGTCACCGATGCGGCCGGCGCTATAATGAAACCAAACAACACAATGCTGACACATATTTCTGACGCAATGCGCAATATAATCGTTGTTGACGCATTGGTAAAGCAAGAACAAACACCGTGGGATGTAGCATGAACTTAAATTTAATACGCAGAGCAAAAGCGGCGAGCATAATGCAAGACGATTTACAGCGACGCGCAATTACGCGCATGGCGATCGACTTTTACAACTATAACCAAGAACCCTATACTATGGCGAAAATCAAAAGCCGATACCCGGACACATATACCGATCTGCAACACTATATTGTGGCGACAGATTTATCTCGCGCACTAACCCGCCAGCTTGCCAAGATATTTCAGCAAGACCCGCTTATCACATTAGATGGAGCGTCAGATGATTTAGTTAAACATTTTACTGATTTGCTTGATGGAGCGAATTTATTCGGTTCTTTGCGCGTTATTGATCGTTACGCAGAGACTTGCAATCAGATCGGCATTGCGCCAATTTTTAATCCGCGAACAGGCAAAATAAAGCTGGACTTCATTACGCCTGACCGCTGCATAGTTTGGCAAGATGATATTGACCCAACCGAGGCCGTAGCTGTAGCTTACACAATCCGCAACAAGTTCAATACTCCGATTGCAGATCGCTCTGACGTGTATGCACTCTGGACGGATGACGCATATCGCGTAGTGACTCTAAAAACGGATGGAACGATTGACACAGACATTGAGCCGCCTCAGCCTAATCCATACGGTCGCATCCCAATTGCTTGGTTTCGCACTGATATGGCAATTGACTCTTTTTGGCTTGATCGTCAATTTCCTATGGTAGAGGCCAATCTGCGCGCCAATATTCAGCTGACCAATCTTGATGTTGCGCTGGACTATCAATCGTTCAGCACAATGTGGACGTCTGGCATGCCTGAAGGTGCGAAGCTTAATGTAGGCGTTCAGCGATACATCAACATCCCTCGCGATCCTGTAACCGGCAATGTGAGCGGCTCTATTGGCTACGCTACGCCATCACCACAGCTTCAGACGGTCTGGGATATTATTAACGATAACATAGCGCTTGCGGCGGCTCTTATGGGCATTAGCGCGGAAGCAATCAAGCAAGGAAGCTCATTCAGTTCCGGTTATCAATTGCGCCTATCAAAATCCGATGTGATATCGTATAATGTGGAAAAGCGATCTATATATCGAGAGCCATTGCGCGATCTCGTGCAGCTCATCATGGACTGCAAACGGCTTAATAGCAATATCAACATGCCGGAAGCTGCCGATATAAAGATTGACTTTGCCGATATCACGATTGAACAAAATCCGTTAGAAGAAGAGCAGGTTCGCTCGCTGAAGATTTCCAATGGCACAATGAGCCGCGTAGATGCCATCATGCTTGATAATCAAGACTTGAGCCGTGAAGATGCGGAAAAGGAAATTGAGCGAATAGACGCCGATAACAATCGCTTCCGCATTGGCGCGGCAAACATTGATCAGGGCTTGTTTGATGAATAAAGCAGTTTCGACTAAAATTGATCAACAAACCGCGTGGTTTGAGCGCAACATGCAGAAGATTGCGAGACGATTGGATGAGCGCATTTCCTCATTAATCCGCGAGCTTGACTCCGGTGGCGGGCATGTGCTGAACACAGAAGAAAACATCCAGCTGTGGGCGCAAATCTATGGATCAATTTTAGAAGAACTTAGTGCATCCGGATACACTGAACTTGTATCTCGGTTAAACGAAAAAGAAAACGATTTACTGCGCACAATGAAAAAGTCAAGTGTCCCCGGAGCGGTTCCTTTGGCATTCACGCAGACAAGCCAATCGGCTATAGCTGCTTTCAATTCGCTTTGGAATGCGCGGATTGGCAATCTCGGCAATGATGTGGCGCGCCAGATTCATGCCATTATTGGCGACAGCATTTTTGGCGGAACGAACATTTCAGATCTGGTAAAATCGGTTAGAATAATACTTGACAAGCAGCTTGTGCGCTATGCTACCACCTATGTGAACACCAGCCGCGCAAAGTTTATCCAAATGATGCAATACGAAGCCGCTCGCAATTATGATGGCGAATTGTTTTGGATATACGAGGGTCCGGAAGATGATGTTACGCGTCCGGTATGTCGCGAAGGCACCGGTATGGATGTTAATGCGATGTTTCCTAATGCGCCATATTTTACCGAAGAAGAGCGCATCGAATTTGAATCTTATAGCGCACCGGAGCGGACGTATAACTGCCGCCATTCCTTTATGCAAATAACAAAAGAATACTATTACGATCACGTGAGGTGAATATGGCATATCGTAAAATTGATGATAACGATACCATTCAGATTCGCAGAGCGCAAGGTGGCAACAAACCGGAAACGCGCACCGCTGCGGAGCTGAACGAGTGTTTCAGCAAAGAAGAACCGACTATAACCCCCGGCGCCGCTGGATCTTTGCGCTATTCCGATACTGCGCTTTATGTATCGGTTGGCGCAAGCACAACTGCTGTATCAAATTGGAAATCAATAACATTTAACAACGAATGAGGACAACATGGCACTAAAAGAAATCTTGGATAAGATTATGAACTCACTTCCTGCTGATGCGGGAAACGACATTCTTTCTCTGCTGGCAGATGCCAAGCGAGAGGCGAACATCGTGCTTGCGGATCTGTCCGCAGCAAACAACGAATCAAAGGAACGCAGATTGAAGCTTGCCGAGATGTCAAGTCAGATTGATGCGCTTAACGCTAAACTGGCGGATGCCACGAAAGCGGATCCAGAACTTGATTCGATTAAAGAGAAGGCTGCCAAATATGACGAGCTTTTGCAAAGCAAGAAAACCGAAACCCTGAATCTATGGAAAGCCAAACATGAAGAATTGCAAAAGATTTTGTCAAGTGATACGGATAAGCGCAAAGACAAGGTCGCCGCGCTGATGCCTGACTTCTCAATCCCGGCAGACGGCGAAGAGCTTGATGCCGACACAGCCGCACAGAACCTGAAATTGTATTCTGTATTGGAAAAAGCGGGAGTATTTGCCGATCCTGCTGACACCAAAACGGATTTCCAGCGAAAGAGCAATCCGGGTGGCGGCGAAAAAGAACCCTACACCTTCGGCAAAGCATTACAAAAAAAAGCATGAGGTAAAACATGAATATCAGAGATTTTCTTATCTCGCTACAAAGCGAACAAGCTCCCATCGTAACCGATTTGGTGAAGAGCTTGGGTATTTTAGAAACCGCGCAATTCGGATTCAGCAGCGATTATCTGCGCCATGAATTTGAGGTCCAGACAGATGATGGCGATGCCGCCGTACGTGCAATCAATGGATCAATCGTAGCCACAATGTCAAATAGTATCCTTGGCAGCGTTCAGCTTCCGGCTATCGAGCGCCTCGTTGAAATCGACAAAGTGCTCGCTAAGAAGTGGGGCGGCATTCAGGGATTCTTGAACAACAAGAATCGCACAGTCGCATACATGCGCTCAATCCTACAGCTACTTGCAAAGGCTATGATTTATGGTGACGACCCTACTTTTGGCGTGCCGGGTGCATTCAAGGGACTGCATCAGATCGCTAAAGCCAACAGCAATGTTGTTGCTCAGCTTTCAGGTGCTACCGGAAGCAGAACATCAATCTTTGCCGTGCATTGGAGCGAAGGCGAGACCGAAATTGTAATGCCACAGGAACAAACCGGCGACATCGTTCAAATCGAATTGGTCGGCGGAGGCACCTTGCAAGCACCAACCGCAGACACCACCACGAAAGCGCGTCAACTTGTTTACGGAGCTAACTTCTGGACTAATGCTGCTCTGTGCGCTCCGTCGAAGGCGTCTGTTGCCGCAATCACCCAAATCGATGGCACACACAAACCCACCGCCGCACAGATTGACTTACTGATTGACGCCGTCAAAGGTCTTGCTGATGGCAAAACGTTCCTGTATATGAATCGCGAGGGGCGCAGATACATAAAAGAGCTTAAAAACACTAAGCTCAGCATGGCTCCCGGCGATACCGGCTACAACACCGTAGTATCCGATTGGGATGGCATCCCGGTCGTTCTGGAAGAATCAATCCTCAGCACAGAAACCACTGCGCTGGACTAAAAAAGAGGTAAATAATGGCTTATAAAAATCGTTCCTATGTCGTGGATCAAAAATTGATCCTTAGCTCCGCACAAGCCCTGCCGAACAAAACAAGCGCAGATTCCACCAATGTCGTTGACTTTGGCGGAAACTCTGGCGGACTTGCCAAAATTGTAGTCAAGGCAAACACCAACATCGCTGTTGCAAACACATATAAATTGACCATTGTAGCCAGCTATGGATCCACCAGCACACCGACTGATACGTTGGACAAGGTGCTCTTTACCAAAACAGCTCCGGCAGCTGGCTTTTCTTATGCCGCTGGAGACACCATCGTAGAAGAGATTATCCCGGATTCGCTCCCTGATAACTATCATTTCCTTAAACTAACCTATACCACCACAGCCAATGAGTCAAATGAGAAAGTTGATGCCTATGTGGTGATGACCTAACACTCCCTCCCGAGCGGGGCGGTTTCCTCCTTGCCGCCCCGCACATTTAAGGATGTATGATGAAAACACTTGCAACGCTTGACACGATCTCTCGGTGGGAAAAAGAGGTCAATAACCTTGGCGGATATACAGAATCATGGGGCTTGATCTCTGTCTCTAATGAATCGCCGGCTACAATTTCGGTTTCTGATAATGTAGCAAAAGGGATATTTGCTCTTGCCGCGGGCGGTTTTTCTTCCGTTGTGGCAGAAGATAATCTTTTGAGCATCCCGCCGGTGCAGACCGTATCTGTCGCGCTTTACGATTCCGGGGATGCGCACATTGATACATTTGCGCTCAATGAAGGGCATGGCGTTTATCTCTTTGGCGCAAACGGCATTGAAACCGGAACGCTGTCAGACGCGTCTGCATGGGCTGTCTGCCAATCTGCGCGCACATGGCAAGACAAAGTTGATATTGCGCATCTTGTTGTTGAGAATGATGTATTGACAGCGCTGTATAATCGCCTGAGCCAATACACTGATTCCGAAATTATCGATGCAATAACCAACATTGACGCGCTTGCGATTGCTGTTGACATGAAAGCGCTGGAGCTTATCTATATGGATTTAGCGAATAGCGGATTCAATCAATTGTATCAAACCAAGGCAACAGAATACGCGCGCCGATATGCGGCTGAACTGCGCTCCGCGATTCAGCGGATTAACATCAATATCGATGGCAGCGCAAAAGATCCAAATCGCATCGTAACGCAAGGGATGTTGTCAAGATGAAGATTGATACTATCTCAGTACCGCGCACAAATTTGCGATTTTCGGTCAGCGCATCTGCCATGAAAAAAATCGGTGACGAAGCCGTACGCATGATGATAGACAGAACAAAGAAAGGCATAGATATTGATGGCATGCCATTCGCTCCATATTCGCCACAATACGTCAAATACAAGGGCGAAGCCGGGCGCGTTACTGATCCCGTTAATCTACAATTCAATGGTGAGATGCACCGCTCAATGGTGGTCGTGGCTACGAACAATAACGCCAATATCAGCTATGGCGATCGCCAGCGCGCATTGGTTGCGCTATATCATCAAACCGGGAACGGTCAACCGCAGCGCAAGCATTTTGGCCTTACATCGGAGCAAGCGCGGCGCATTATGGATATGCTAACGGCTGAAATTCGCAAGGCGGTGAAAAGTGGTAAATAAAATAGAGCCGGTTAAAGAGGTTGTACGCACGCGTCTAATAGCAGCTGGCATCAAGCGCTGTTTGGACTATCCTGAACAAATTGACGCCATTGGCAATTTCCTGCCAATGGCATTCTTGCGCTCCGGTAACACGCCCGTAACGCCAGTGCCCAGCGGATGTGTCATGCTGAACTATGCGCTCACAATATACATTATCTCACAGACGGGGATTGCCAAGACAAAGCACCACGAAGACTTGATCTTTGCGTGCGCAGATAGCTTGATGCAAGATCTCGACATGGGCGGGACTGCGTATTCGGTAAATCTGTCGGAGCTTTACTTCAACGACTCAATTCCGTATGTCACCGACGCGCAACCGCAAAACAGCATACAAACAAGTTCAATAACATTATCAATACAAATAAAGGACTCACGACTATGAAAATGAAATCAATCAATGATAAGCCCATTTACGGCGTTTACGATGGCAAAGCGTATCTGCTGGACGGCGAGCCAAGAGACTATCCAGAAGCCGTCAAAATGGCATATGCCGATATCTTAATTGACGCAGAACCTGCACCGGAAGCAGAGGAAGCAATCGAACCGGATGACAACGAATATGATGGAGGCTACTAATGGCTAAAAGATTTGGAAATCAATACAGAATCGCTATTGGCAAAGAGACAAGCTACGGTAGTGGCTTCACGAAGACAAGCACAAGCGGAACGCCTGTAGTCGGAAGCGTGGCATGGACTGATCTGCTTGTCCATTCCGGCGTTATCAATATGACGCCCACAATCAACACTGCTCAAACGACATACAAAAGCGGATTGACCGTAACGCATCCCTGTGAAGAAGTGCAGACTACCTCGATGGGAACCGTTACCGTTTCTGGCGACGCATCTCTTGCTATCCTCCAAAAATATATTGGCGGGGTGATGGTTGAACGCGCATTTCCACCGGCTATGGTGTTTCCTGCAGATACAGCAGATATTCCTTCTTTCGTGCTGTATCAGATTTGGGATGATGCCCCCTCTGAAGGGAAATTCAAAGTTAATCGCGTCAAGGGCGCAAAATTGCAACAGCTTGTCATTACCGGCTCACAGGGTGGACTTATCCAATTTGAGGCTACATTCGAGACGCAGACCGTAGAGCGCGAAGTTCAGCAAGAAATAACTGGCATTGATCCCGGCAGAATCTGCGGAACAGCGCTTCAGTTTGGTGAGGTAGATGCGAGTTTGGCGATGGGCAATGCGGCTACCGCATTAGACACATTCTCCATAACATTCACAAACGAGTTTACTGCTGATGCGTCCAAATTTGCCAATAATATGACGCTGTTCAATCCGCATATCATAAAACAAGGCGGCGAGATTAGCTACACTTGTAATTACGACAGTGCTGGAGCGGAAATTAACTTAAGCATTATTAGCGACCCAGAGACGATTAATACCGACACGATAACTATAATGTCTGGAGTAAATTACTTTCAGGCTATTATTCCCAGTATTGCAACATCGCTTGATGTGCCGGACGTTGAGCGCGATTACTTCAAGCTTAACTACACAGGTCGCATTATAAGTGATGGCGTAAGCAATGTGCCAGAAGTTAATATCTCAAACGCATAGGAGATAAACAATGAGCAAATTCAAAAACTGTTTCGCTACGGCGAATGATATGCGCGACTATGATATCGTCATTGACGGTGAGATCGTAGCGAAGGCGCATACTCTGACGATTCAGGATAAAGCGGAAATAGAGCGCAAGAGCATCACAAAAACCTTAAACGCGAACGGCGTCAATACGGACATCAATTCTAATGCGCTCATGCTTTATACCGTATTGCGCGCTTTGGATTCATGGATCATTGACGCACCGCTAAACGAAGAGAACCTTGGCAAACATCCGATGCTGATGGACATGTTCAATGCCGTTACCCAACACGAAACAGATGTTGCCCAAACCATGCGAGATAATGAAAAAAACTGATACGATCGGTGGAGGTCTTATTCCGCACAGACCCCGCCGATCCATTCCGAGATAATAACATGAAAACGTCCATGTGTCGCCACTGCGAGTTAGACCAAACCTGCGAAAAACTACAGGATTACCCTAAAATCAGCCATCTATCCGCGTGGCTGATTAAGTGGCATTATGAAATTGAGGCGGGATTTGTGATCTATCCGCGTGGTGGCTCGTGGGAAAACCAATGGCAATGGTTCATCGATGGTCTCGGCATCGTGCGGAACACTGTTGCGCAAGAAGAAATGCGAAAAGCTCAAGAAGGATCGAAAAAACATGGCAGATTATAGCGGAGACCTTAAATATCGCATCACCGTAGATGGCGCAGAGGCGTCACAAGCTAAGCTTTCCGGTCTCGGAGCTTCGTTCAAGAGTGTCGCTTCGACCGTCGCAGCAAGTGTTGCAGCGATGGTGTCCTTCCGAAAAGCAATCGAGTTTGCTGGCAATGCAATGGCAAACTACGAGAATGCGATCCGAGCGGTACGCCAGCTTGACGCGACCCTGGTGTCCACCGGCAGAGCAGCAGAATTCACCTCGCAAGAACTCAAGAATATGGCTTCAGAGCTGCAAAGGCTAAGCAATTTCGGTGATGAAGACATACTGCAGGGCGTAACGCTGCAGCTGCTTCGCTTTGATGCCATCGGTAGGGATATCTTTCCACGCGCACAGCAGCTTGTAATTGACCTTGCCGAATCTATGGGCGGTGTAGAAAATGCTGCAAGAACTCTTGGCATCTCTTTGGCTGACCCGACTCTTGGTCTCACGCGCTTACGCAGAATAGGCGTGGCCTTTAATTCCACACAGGAAGCGCAAATTAAAAACTTTGTGGAGACAGGTAAAGTAGCTGAGGCACAAGCGGTTTTGATGTCTGCGTTAGAGGAGCGTTTTGGCGGATTGGCTTTGGCGTCTGTATCTGCGACCACACAAATGAAAAATGCTTGGGGCGATTACTTAGAAAGCGTTGGATCTTCGCTCTCCTTTTTCGATGGAGTCAAACGCGGCATTACTGCAATGTTGGTCAGTGTAGCGGGGGCGCACGATGTTACATCGAAATCCGCTCAGCTTGCTGCGCTGGAAACACAAAAAGCTTGGGGTGAGGCAACAATAAACATTGGCAATATTATAGCCGATATATCTACCGGAGTTGTTGCTGTTATACATGGCGTGATCAAGGCGTTTGATTTTGCCGGGAAGGCGATCCCCACTGCGCTTGGGCTCGCTATGGAAGGAGCGCATTTAGTCGTTGCGTCTTCAATGAATTCCATCGTTGACCTAATTTTCTCACCAATAGAAGGCTTGTTTAATGATATTGATGCTGTTTATGCTAAAATAACTGGGAAATCGCTTGGTATTACCAATGCCTTTGACGCTGTACGCATCGATGTTACTGGTGTAAGGGCAGACATTTCCAGCAGCGCAGACGATCTTTCTTTGTTATGGATTGATGTTAAGGAGTTTTATCGCACGTGGGGAGATGTTGCCTCCGGTATCGCGACAGGAAAATTTAGCAACGCAGACGAACAAATTAAATTGCTGCGCGAAGGCATTGACGCACAGCGTAAGGCAATTGAAAACGGGCTTCTAAACATAGATTTGCCTGAATCAAAAGGCAGCAAGGAAGATCGCGGCGGCATGGGCGGCGATATTGCGCAAATTACAAACTATTATGATACCATAATGGCATTAAACAATAGCACATCGCAGCAGATCATGGATAAGTACAACAAAATGCGTGCTGCGCTTGACGAATATTTGCGCGCCAATACCAAAAGCCAAGAAGAGTATCAAAACAAGCTTAGACTTGGTCTAGCAGAAATCGCCAAAGCAGAAACAGCCGAATTGGCTGCGGAAAAAGAACGCCAGCTGTCTATGGTAGAATCCTTTGTCAATTCTGTTATCAATCTTAATGCGTCTGAAAAAGATGCCATTGCCAAAAAGTATGCGGATATGCGCACAACAGCAGAAGCATTTTATGCGGACGGCTTGATGTCTGAACAAGCGTTTAGCGATGCAATTACACAAATAAACCAAGCAGAACTTGATGCCATTACAAATTTGGAAGCTAAACGTCTTGATCTGCGCATACAAACGCTTGGTAGCATTCGCGGTTTTGAAGATGAGTTTTACCATGCCAGGATTACACAGATTGACGCCGAAACCGAAAAGTTGCGCGAAGCAGGATTAGCAGAGATAGAAATTGAAGCATGGAAGCTGCAGCAGATAGCTGAACTTGAAACTGAAATTCACCAGCGCAGAATTGACCAAATGTCTGAATATGAGCGCTTTGTTCTGGGTTCCGATCAGCGGATAATGAACACGCTGGAAGGCTCTCTTGCCAATTCACTCGCAAGCATGATTTCCGGGACCAAATCCGCATTAGATGTGTGGAGATCTCTTTGGGCGAATGTTGCGCAAGCCGTTATTGCAGAAATCAGCAAAATTATCGTAAAGGCACTATTCGCCAACACATTGCTCAAGGGCTTGGGCATGATCGGCAATTTTTTCTTCCCCGCAGCTGGAATAATAACACCAGTTGTAGCGCAAGGCGCAAATTTGCTTAGCAACAATCCTATACACAACACGCCAACAATCCCAAGCAATAACAACAATGTCGTGCAATTGATGAGGAAAATAGATTCATTAATTGAATCGATAGAAAATAACCCGCCACAAATATATACTCAATTAATAGAAGGCGTTCCGCTCAATAATGCAGTGCGCAGGGCTTCGGTGATGGCTAATGAGTTATAAACTTGTTTACATTGATCACAATGATTACGAGCACACTTTTTATAATGTGCTTAATTTTAGCATTGATCCTATACAAGCTAATACAGACAACATTTTTACTTCATCCGGCAGAAAGCTAAGCATAACAATCCCCTATGATGCTTCCGCCATAAACGCATTCCACAATAACGATCAGCCGAATGAAATATATCCGGAATATTTAGCAGGGCACTTTAGATTCTTTAAGGATAACGAAGTAATTTTTATTGGCATGGCAAAAGTTACATTTATCGACATTGATGAGCAGAATGCAGAGATACAATTTAGGATTTCAGACGCTCTTGATCTTTGGATCGATTTAGCCAAATCAACAAACTTTGATGTAAAGGCTGCGGAACAAAAAGTGATACATTTGCGACCATCAACCGGAGATTATACCATAGCCAACTTTATTGAAGAATTGGCTGTTGGTTTCCCGGAAGAGATGCGCACAATTCTGCTTTATGACTATAGTCCATTTCGTGTTAATGATCTCAAAATAAATTTTGCCAAATACAATGATGATTGGCTTCGGTGGACCGGGCTTGCTCTGCCTATTGATGATCCAATTGCTGCAGAATATTGGGATGTCGAAACAACCTATAACACATTGCTTGCTCAATTCCTGTTGTATGCCGCTGGCGGATGGTCGTGGGATACCGGTGATGGAATTTGGCGCATTACAAGATTTGTGGTATTTATAGACGATCCGAACGGGCTGTGGGATGAATTAGGCTTTTATGGACAAGTTAGATATTGGATGGCAGACATAGACACAAACAATCAATTCCAAATCGTGTCCGAAATAACGGGAAACAGTAAACCGATTGTGTATAAACGCCAGTTGCCGAGAAAACTTATGAAACTAAAGCTATACCCTGAATCAATGGAAAGTGAAGTCTATGCGGCTCATTATCCCATTATTCCACCTACTTCAATCGTAACAGAAAATTTCTCAATCGTTCAAAGAAATTGGGCTGAGTTTTATTACAGTGGAGATATTCAGCTCAATTCTATAGTGCTTAATGCCGGTTCATATAACTACGCTCGAGTAGTAAAAGCGGCACTAATAGCCAATAGATTAACCATGTATCCAGGATCTTCTGCTATCGTGATTAGACAACACATAACAAGCCTTAATGATGAACATGAAGCCATCCCTCTTACGGATGAAGATATGTCACATCTAATGATTAATGGCTCTTTGGGGCAAATTGATTTGTCAGATATGAATGAAGTCAACGCAGGATATTTAATTCCTGCTCTTGATAAAGCATACAGCGATTTATTGGGGTCGCTCAGGAAGCAACTACGATTTTCCCTAAAAACGCAAATAGCGAATACTGTCGGATTGCTTGATAAAATATCTATTGACGGGAAATCTTACTACATAACATCAATTGGACATCCTAACGATAACGGAACAACAGACATAATTGCAATAGGAGAGAGATAGATGAGAATGATCTGGGGCTTTGGCGGCGCTAAATTTTCGCAGCCGGATAACGAGCTATATACAAAAACATTCCCGAACGCAATCGGCACAATGTGGGTAGAAGAGGAGTCATCGTCATGGATTACACGTAGCCGGAAAAGCGTCAAGGTCGTTCATGGCTATCGCGTATATATGCGCATCCGGTTATTCAATATCGATTTAGGCATGAATAATGCTAATCAAATTACCGGGCTGTTCAACATTCTATCAAATTGCCACGAAAGCGGGATTATGGTATATCCGCGATATAGCGAAGCGACGGGATCTACCCAAGGATATCTTTGCCATTTAAACGGCAACATCTCTCCGCAGGATATTGCCAATGTTCCGGTCGGGCAATGGATTGATCTCGAGTTTAAGAGCATTAATCTGGTGAACCGCATACCAACCGCAAGCGATTATCCGGACTACTATAACTTGATAACCAGCAATGGTGACAACATAACTACAACAAACGGTAAAAACATTACGGTGAGGAAACACTAATGATAGACATAACAATTCAAGATCTTGATCTAATTACATCGCCATCGCTTTTGGCGAATGGTGATATTTTCCACTTTCAAGATGAAAGTGATGCATACACCGACAAGGTAGCAGCTCTATCGGCAATAGCAGAATTTATTTTGCGGGAGAAAACCATCCCTTCTGTGGGAAGCGCAATTGTAACCGATACCGCCACACAAACCTTGACAAACAAAACGCTTACATCGCCTAAGATCAATAGTGCCACTTCGATCACCGCTAATGGCGCGGACATCAACAAACTCTCCGGCATGACATCAACCACAGCCGAGCTAAATAAGCTCCATGGCGTGACCGCAAGCACGGCAGAAATCAACCACCTAACTGGCGTCACAAGCAACATTCAAACGCAAATAAACAATATCGCAAACCAATCTCAAGATGTCACAAGCAGAATATATCATTATTCACCCGGCGTTATTTCTGGAGTAACATCGCAAATCATTAACGAAGCAACCTTAAGAGCAGAACACGGAATTAACTCAAGTTATAGGGTTGACCCCGATTCAATCACTGTAAGCGTGTATAAGCTTGAAAACGAACGCTGGTATTTGCTCCCGCCAGCAGTACCTTCCGAAGGATCCGATGGAGTGGTCTTTTTCAACACCACCACAGCAGGAATAGCCAGTCAAACCGTATTAAATAGCATATACGTATTGCTCTCAAGCTCAGAGTCTTATCGGATTGTAGTTAACTATAAAGTTTTAGCATTAGCAGGAGTATAACATGAAACATTTACAGCTCGACCCTAATGGAAATCCTATGCCGGTATTTTTCCCCGGCACAAAAACCGCAAACGCAACAATCAAAGTGGATGGCACAGGTGCAAGCGCCGCAACCACAAGTGCAATTCACGCAACCGAAAACACGGTCGTTCGGCTTCTCGCAGATGCCGATTGCCATATCGCCATTGATACGGCTCCCACTGCCACAGTGGGCGACATCCCGTTGACTGCAGGATTGCCAGAGTATTTCGTAATCAGTGCCGGAGCTAAAATCGCGGTTCTTGGCGCAAACCTTTATATTACAGCACACACAGGAGCATAACCATGTTTGACGCAATACTTTCCAACATCGACAAAATGCAGGCTATAATTGTAGCCTTATCTGCGCTTATCGGCGCAATCGTGACATTGGTGATCACGAGTATCCGTGAATACAAGCGCATACGCAAGGAACTCGCAGCAGAAGAGTTCAAAGAAATTGCTGCACCATTCTGCAAGATAGCCGAGACTGAACCCATGAAGGTGCTGGCAAATTTGATTAAGCCTCCCGTTGACGATTCGCCAATGATAGCCAACAGCAATGAAGGCAAGGCGCTAATCGTTGGTCAAGCAGCTATCGAGAAAGCGCAGATAAAGAAGCCGAGCATACTTAAGAAGCTTGGCATCAATAGCGCCGCCGATGCCGTTCCGCTGGTATCGAGCTTGTATAAGCTCATCAAGCCGCTGGTGAAGAAATGAGCTTAGGTCTCGGCTTAGGTCTCGGTCTCGGCTTGTCTCGTGCGCGTGGCGGGGGAGAAACATACACAGATATTGAACTCCCACTAATCGCAAACATCATTCGTGCATGGTCAACCCGCAGATTGATACCGGATTACAAAGATGGTGTCGCAATTATGGCTGACCGCACAGATCCGATTGGCGACATACCTGATGATGGATTCCCGGTAAATTTCAGACCGGATGGAACGATATTGATTCCCGCCGGAGACGATGCTCGTGCTTATGAGCTTCACGAACAACATGGAATAGCTGAATCGAAGCTCATCAACCCAGTGTTCGCTAATTGTCCGCAGGTGCTGGCGTCTAATGCCATGAAGAAGGGCTTGGATTGGTCATACAAAGAGACAGGTTCAGGCAATAATCTATATATGAATCCAGAAGATCCGGAGATTGAGGAGGTGTTTCTTGGCTCGTTTTCGCTAATTGTGTGGGCTTTTCTTGACCGCAATAACCAGTCCGTGTTTTACCGAAGAAAGGAAGGAGGAAGTGGAAGATGGAGCATAAGAAGCAACTATGCCGCAGTGAATAGCTTAATATGCCATCTTTCAGGTGAATCAGACATCATTTTTACTCCAGACGCCGGAAACACATATAGAAACAAATGGGCATCATTTGGATTTGTCATCAATAGAGTTCCAGAAACTGCTGTTTACACTGTATATTTGAACGGCATCAGTATCGGCACAGGCAATCTTCCCACACCAGCGGCGGTAGGAAGCAACACTTTGCGAATTGGCTCTGGATATTCAGTCACAAATGCAATAGCCGTCAATGATTTGGCGATATGGGATACAGCCTTATCTGATGAACAGATGAAAGCTGCACACGATGCTATGGCTCCATATTATGCAACATAGGGAAAGGGGTAAATTATGGATTACTTAATATTCGACACCGAGCAGGAAGCAATGGCATATAGCCATGCTGAAGCTGTAAGACATGGACATGGTAAACTGAACTCCACTATACAGTATTGGTGGGCATGGCGAGAGACAGTAGATGGGAAATGGGCTGTGCAGTGTCCAGATGGCACGGAAGAAGAACCGATTTGGAAACCACTGGAGGTGGAAGATGAAGATGAAATTGACTAATACATGGAAACACTTAGGCGTCATGCTATTGCTTGGTCTCGCAGCTTGGGCTTTCGCTTACTTCGGCAAGGCGCATGGCTTTGGCTGGTTCCCGAATGTGGCAGCGTTTATGGTCACCGTTTATGTTGAGTATCGTCAATGGTCTTTGAGCGGTAAGCCGTTCTGGACTCTGGTGCGTGAGCGGGGATTCGATACACTCATTGACATCGCTGCGGGAAACCTCGGCTTCTGGCTCGGATACAATCTGCTACTCAAACTAACGGCTGGCGGATGGATAGTATAATGGCACGGCTATCAAAGAACTTCACCACAGACGAGTTCGCTTGCAAGTGTGGCTGCGGATACGATACGCCTAATCCAGAGCTTATCAGAATGCTTCAGGATGCACGTGACCTATATGGCAAGCCAATACGCATCACAAGCGGATGCAGATGCATAAAGCACAATCGCAATGTGGGCGGAACAGCGAACTCTGCGCACATCTCAGGGATGGCTGTTGACATCGCCACCCCCACCGGTGAATCTCGCTATCTGATAATCGAGTCACTCATGGCAGCTGGATTCAAGCGCATAGGGATAAACTTCAAACAACGATTCGTTCACGCAGACATAGACGATTCAAAGCCACACCCCACGATCTTTAGCTACTAAAACAGCCATTTATTAAGGAGTTTAACATGATTACCAATCTCAAAAAACACGCCCTCGTAGGCTTTGCCGTCGGGTTTATTTCAGCCATCCTGGTGAATTTCCTTCCCTGGATGGACAAGGTTCCAGGGCGTCCGGCCAACCCGCAGGTAAACAAGACCTGGATTATTGGGACAGTAGCCTGGATTGGCATTATCCTGGCGTGGGAACTGCTGCAGCTCCTAACCAGTAAAAAGAAGAACCAGTACATCAGCAACAAGTGGTTGGACAGCCTGGCTGACATCGTGGTGGGCTGGGTGGCGTTCATGCTTCCCTGGTCAGTATTGGTGTTGGGCAGTTATGGCGGAAACCTCTTGAGACCGTAACAGATGTCAAAATTCACGCAGCGCCAACACAAGGCCCTGGCTGCTATTTCAGCCAGAACAGCGCACCTGCGCCCGTTCGCCGATTGCAGCCCGCAGGTGCGCGCCGAGCGTATTGAGCGCGCTACAGGTGACGGGTGGGGGGCGTTCTCATATTTTTGTGAAACGTATTTCCCACATATATTTAGCTTACCTTAAGGAAGAAACGATGGACATTAACAGTATCGACACATTGAGGATGGATGGCATAGACTATGCTGTGTCCATAATCGAGCCAAACGAACTTGGGGCCGCTATCGATGGCGAAATAAACTATGGACAGCAAAAGATTATCATAAAAAACATGAAACCGTCTGCGTGGCTGCAAACGATATGGCACGAGATAATCCACCACATCGACACATATCGCCTGCGCAATACGTTATCTGAAAGCGATATTGACACCATAGCTACCTCAATCAATGCGATCCTGCTTGATAATCCTGATCTCACTATGGAAATTTGGCAAGTGGCAGAATCAGGCAATTTCACAATAGAGGATGATACGGATACTTCGAGCAGAAACCCGGTAAGCCTTCGGATATAGGGATGCTGAAATACACAATCAAAACCAAAATACGAGACAAATCAACCGCTATAACTTCGCTGGAAAAAATATACATCTAAGGACTGACAAATGGGAATCACAATTGGGAACGTAATCACATTGGGACTCGCAGTGGTTTCATTCATTTTCGGATACGCTACGCTCCATCAGAGAGTAAAGCAATTGGAAACGCAAATCGCCGAAATTGACACGCTTCGGAAAGACATCCGCAACATTAGCGACACACTACAAAACCTGATGGGGAAATTGGATATTTTCATCAAAATTCAATGTGAAAAAAAAGAATAATGCCCATCATCTACTCCTGACCGCTCTGCAATACGGGCGGTTTTTTGTAGGCAAAGAAAAACCCCCACCCGTTAGAGTGAGCCGGGCGGGGGAGACCGAGTATCTAAACTGTGAGCAACTTATTTTAACGCGCGCTTCCTGTCAAGAGATTTGTTTTGCGCAATAAAAAAAGCCCCAGCGAAATAAACAACCGAGGCTTTGGAGATACCGAACCAGCTTTCATGATCGAATGTTATTTGTCCACTCTTTTCTTTCCCACACTCGCATAATGATTGCGTCATTGCATCCGTATCGCTTCCACGCATGAATGCACACAATTTGGCTGTCATCGTTCCAAATCACGCCGTTAAGCGCATCGAATACACCCTTACATAGATTATCTATGTCTGGTCGCGATGGCTTATATACGCTTCTTTCTCGCAGTTCTGCGATGCGCTTCTTCCCCCACGATTTTGGATGTTTCCAAACGAACTCGACAGACACATACAGATCACCGGATAGCGATCGCATGTCTTGAGTGGTTTGCGCCAATGCCATTGCCGTTATCGCTTTTTGGTAATCGGTTACGGCTTTGCTCTGGTAGCTGTGCTTACCCATGCGAAAGCTTTGCTTTGCTTTCGGCGTGATGTCGAAATATAGGCTGATCATTTTCCGCTCCATAGAAAGATCAGGAAAAATATGATGCCTATGCCGGCAGCGATGTTCAGGTGTGGAATGTTCACCCGAAAAACATACGCAATCACCAGCGGAGCCTCTGCAAGTGTCGCTATCAGCAGACTTATATCTGCTATTTTATGTTTCAATTTCTTACTCATGATTTTCTCCTTTGCATTGCCATGTCTTTATCCGCCAAAAGCGCGTCCGTAATCTCCTGGAAGTGCTTACCAATCCCATTGCGCTCGTATCCATTCGTTCCAGCTAGCCATGCGTAGAATTGCCGATCACTGATGTTATGTATCCGGCAAAATCCGGTGATCGAATATCCGCGATCCCGTATCGCCTTCTTTATTTCCATTCCTTGATCTTTTGTTATTCTCATTATCTTGCCTCGCAATTTTCGCACACGTAATAATTGCCATGATCAGCCACCTGCTTCCATGTATATAGTCTGCCGCATTTGCCACAGCGAGCTATGCTATGCGCTTTGATTTTTTCGTATTCCTTGCCTAAGTTTTTTAGCGATCTGCGCAAGGCAATTTCTGTCTCTGCGTGTTTCAAACTCGCTCTTATCCTGTGCTTATCAATTAGCTTTGCTCGGCGGGCAAAATAACCCGCCAGAGCAATTGCGATAATGGTTATGCATATCATTATGATCATTTTGAATCTCCTTCTAAACTTGTTTTGTTTTCGTTCAGCCATGTTTCTACTTCGTCAAGTGCGGCATGGCGTGTCGCGCTCTGGATTTTCGGCAACCACTCTTCTAATTCTTCTCCGGTAGCAAGTTTCGTCATTCTTTCAATTAGCTCGACTTGCCGCTCTTTTATTGTTGGTTTTGCGTTCGCACCGCGCAATATCGCGGCGAGATGGTTATGGTATTCATATAGATCATGGAAGTTCGTGCATTCGGCAATCATGCTACACCCTAAATGTTTTTGGATGCTCGAATGCCTGCGAACCTCATTATCAAAGCCGTCAATTTTGTTATCCACAAGGTTTCGCATGACGCCCTGTGTCGCTTTCATGAGCAGATCAAACTCTGATTCGCCTGCCGGGGCAGGATCCGGAACCGACTCGAACTCCGCGTCAATCGCATCGTGATGCGCGCTTGCTTCCGGCACTTCTTGCGCATCGTTACCAGAAGTAACAAGATCAACAGCCTCTTCATGAGACAGCATGCCAAACACGATATCCGGGAACAGATCATTGACCGCGTAGCTAATCGCTCGCGCCTTCAGCATGCGTTGCGGGTATTTGCGCCAATTGTCCTTTTTAGCAAGCTCGGCACGGATCGCGTCTTGCATTGTAAATGTGATCTCTACGGACTCAACTTGGCCATCCCTGCGCTTGCGGCTCATTTTCACGATGCATCGTTCTGCAGTGGCATCAATCTCACAGCCATTGTATTCAGGGTGGTTCTTGGCCAGTGCCAACTTGAGATCGGCCTTTAAACTCGGCATGCCGTTGACATTGTAGATATTCATCAGTGCTGTCGCTGCGTTTAATCCGAGTGCCTGGCCAGCACTCAGAACGAATAGCACGTCAGCAGGGTTCCTGTGAGCATGGAGCCGGCTTTGCGCCAGCTCCTTCGAAATCGATTGCAAGGCTACAAGATCGTTCATCATCATCTTAATTCTCCTTTTTATTTAGTTAATATTTGTTTTACCATTTGAACCATGTCTATCGGCGTAGAAAGCGCATCCTTCACGCGATCTACCATCTCATCATATGCGGCGGCTCTTGCGGCGCACTCAGGGCAAAGATCGTCTTCGTCAAGTTCGCCTTCAACAAACTCTTTCTCGCAATCATCGCAGAAATACGCCTCATAAACATCAGCCGATCCGCATACTGGGCATATGTTTATGTATTCATCTTTCTCCCAGTTTTCCGAGCCATTGCCGATGCGTCCAGCACGATACAACACTGTATCCGGATCGTAAAACTGTGATTCGCAGTCACTGCATTTCCATGTCATCTTTTCCTCCCTGTTCTGGCTTTAATGTGGTATGCAATATCGAATTCATTGCAGAAACCAATAACTGTCTCAACTGCGTTATTATAGAAGCTCTGATAATCAGGATAGGTGGATACCAACTTGTTATAATGCAACCTGCCAAAGATAATCCTATCAGTGAAGGAAACTTTATCAAGTAATGACACCAAGTCTTGCTTTACTATATTGGGCGTTGGATATGGTTCTATACTCACCCACGTTCTACAACCCAGATCATGCAAATTCTTTATGCTTGCCAGGCGGGTAGGGTAATCTGCGGAAAATGGTTCATATTGCTTTCTGAAGCCTTCATCGAAAGATACCAGTGAAATGCCCCATTCATGCTTTCTATCAAACCTCGATAGTTCCGAAGGCAGTAATCCTTTGGTTAGCGCTGTGCACTTGATGCCATAATGATCCAGTAGCTTGATGATCTCGAGGCTCATTTTCGTTACTTCAGGGTATCCACTCATGAATGGGTCTGTGGTAAAGCAAAGATGCACGGACTTAATGCTTTTCTGCTTCCTTGGGATTTCTTTCTTCAGCAGATCAAGAGCGTTTTCAACCAGCCTTGGTTTCAGCCAATCGTCGTAGTCTTTTATCCTGCCAAATCTGCGAGCCATCATGAAGGCGTAACAGGGATAAGTGCAACCATGAGAACAACCTAACACATGGTTTATTGTGAAGTCTCCGTATTCTACACCTGTTTTATAGAGAAGCTGTTTTCTTAAATTAGTCTTGCTGGTTGTTTCCTTGTCGCTCATAGCTCTATCTCCAGTTGTTCAGGATTATTGAATAACTGGTTTTCATCATTAGAGTCAGGTATCCACAGTAGCTGTTTGCTATAAACACAGCCGTTGTCGCGGTGTATCCAAGAGTATCCGTAGATCGGGCTGTAGTCGCAGGGCGGCATTAAGGTGTGGCATACGGGACAAAAACGTATAGGTGGGCGTTCTCGTTTGTGTTCCATTGTTTTCTCCTTTATTTTATTGTGTTTATCATTTCTGTCAAGTCCTGAAATGGCGGACTGTTTTTTAGCTTTTGTTGTTTAGCCTAAGCCCCTACATATAATCCCGCTACCGAGCAGGGTTGGCAAAAAGTGAAACTTACGCAGCATCATATAGTTGGGCAGGTATCTGGTAGTTAATGCCGGCATGCAGGCGACAGTGATTGTAATCGTGGATGGACAATTTGATCAACTCCCTGGCCAGGCGTTTGCTCTTCAGGACCTTATGGATCAGGTATTCATGCTTCAGGGTATTGAAGAAGCGCTCTATTTTGGCATTGTCATAGCAGTGGTTTTTCCCCGTGAAGCTTATAGTCAGGCCATGGGACTGGAGTTTTTTCAGATATCGATAGGAACAATACTAGCAGCCATGGTCTGAATGGTGGATGGCTCCTTTCAGTTCCGGCGTGCTTTTCAAAGCCTTATTAAGGCAATCCAGAGCCCCGTCAGTGCGCAGATTGTTGCTGATGTTGAAGCTGAGTATCTTACGGGAATACATGTCCATCAGAACCGACAGGTAGAGAATGCCTTCGGTGGTGTGGATATAGGTGATGTCGGCGCAGATCGCCTGGTTGGGACGGGTTATAGGTAGTCCCTTGATCAGGTTTTCAAAGCTGGAGTCATAAATACCGGGGATAGACGTGCGAACCTTCCTGTAACGCCGGGACAGGACCAAGCCGCGATCGCGCAGGATCCTGTGGAGTTTGTCACGGCCGATCCCAATCCCCAGGTTGGACAACTCATGCCACAGCTTGCGGATGCCGTAAGCAGGATGCGCCGCCCTGATCTTAAGTACCTCGTCCACAATCATCTGCTCGTATTCCGCAACCTTCTGGGAGGATGCCAGGGTCTCATAATACCAGGACTTGCTCTTGTTGAGATTCTTGCAGATGGCGCTCATGGACGCTTTGACAGAAGCCGCTCCAGCGTTCTTCTTTGCTCGGGGGACAGCCTGGAAAGTGAAGTTTTTTTTCAGCCTCGCTGATGTTCTCGTTGACCACCTCCACATAGCTCTGAAGGCAAATATTGTGCAGGGTGACAGAGGCCAGGGCGGACTCCAACTCCTTGATCCGGTCTTTTTGCTCTTGCAGTATCGATTTCTCGTCTTTCATCTCAATCCTCACGTATCTTCTTATTACTTGATCCTTTCCGTATTTGCGGAGCCACTTGTAGATCGTGGTTCTGCCATTGATTTCATAAAGACGGGTTGCCTCTGCTATTGTCAACCTTCCTTTATCAATCTCCTGAACAACTTTCAACTTGAACGCCTCACTGTAGCGAAGCGTTACCTGGGCGATGGACTGTTTGGCCATTTTTTACTCCTTATTTTAGTCCACCTTTTTCAGGACACCTCAGCCAGGCGGGAGATCCCGCCTGGCTGGGTAAATGTTTCAGCATCCGCAGGGAGTTCCCCCGCGGTATATTCTACCGCAGGAGTACTCCTCTTCCTCCCACTGACACCCGCAATGGGTGCAGTGCACCACCCTTGTTCCGAGATAGTAGGTCCCGTTGGGACCCCTATCTTCATCGCAAACGAGGGGGTTCCGATACTCTGCGAGGAGGTATTTCTCCTCGATGAGCCTTGCGGCGAGAAGATCGCCGCAAAGATTTGTTAGGGTCATTTGCTTTTTCATGGTATCTCCTTTTTTAGGTGAGCCCTATATTTCCCTTTCGGGTGGCTCACTCTATATGTGTACAAGATAATCAATGCCGGTATTCTGTCAAGAAGTTTTTTCACTTTTTTTGTCTTTTTTTTTAGCCCCATGCCGCAAGCCATTGTAGCGATAAGACTTACGGCATAAAACTTTTTTGCTCACGCTATTTGTTCCAGTTTTTAACGATAATCTCGTCTGAGATCCCGGCCGCATGGATCACCTTTTTTACTGCCTCCGGTGGCAACGTCTCGAAAAGCGTAACCACCGCAACGCATGTGTCGGCAAGCTGGTGTTAATGGAACAGGCTCTTCCAGCATACGGAAAAGATTGTCATCGTGTTCTTCAAACATTTGTCATTCTCCTTTATTTTGTTATTGTGTTTATCATTTTTTCTGCCAGGTGCTTGCGATCTCGCATTGCGAAACCGTAGCGCAAAACGGCAATCAACACATCCATCTCGTCGGGAATTCCGCGAGCCTTGACAGCATCAATGTGGTCAAGCAGATTCGGATAGCGAATTTCGCCCTTGCGCACCGGTGGCTCAGGATAGCACTCGTGACAATAGACGCTACGAGTGCATGCTTGCCAAGCGAACGGATCAATCGAATCGTTCATAATCGCGTCATAGTGACCGTGCGCGCCTATGTAATCGTAATCAGGCACGCGGATCATGCCGGAACCGGAACACCAAGCGCAAGCCGGATTGTGAACGATCGTGCCGGTAGGCTCTTTCGCTTTGAAACTCATACTTTCACCACCTTGATTTGCTTTTTCCTGTAGCTTGCGGCACTAAACGGAATCAGAGTATAGAACTCCACCAAGCGGTCAATAATGCGCTCACCGTATATTTCACCTATCAATTCGCAGGACAAATTCGTGGTGATAATACAGCGATTGAACTTGCCTTCACGATAGCGTTCGTATTGCATGGCGATCAGATTCGCGAAATAAGCCCTTGCCGCAGGCGTGTCCATCTCAGTGCCAAGATCGTCAAGCACCACGAGATCATAACTCAAGTAGCGTTCCAGTTTAGCGATCTCGTCACTTCTTGCCTTGCCGTCAAGCGCGCTTGCTTTCAAGTATTGCGCATACATCGATTGTGCGCTGATGCCTATCGCGGAAAAATGCGGATCATTGTCATGCTGTTCCGCGATGTGATTATACACCACCTCTGCCGCAGCAGTCTTGCCGCATCCAGGCCTTCCGATAAACAACCAAGCAAACGGGTCTCCACTCGCTACGATTGGCTCGATATAAGCGTGTAACTTCTGCTGTGGAATATACCAATCAGGATGTTTCACGTCATCTCCTTCCCGATAAAATCGGTAACATTGTTAATCTGCTCAATGCGGCTCATTTGTTTTGCCGCGCTTGCGTTCTTATCCTTGCGATATTTGCCGAGTATCTCGTCATGATCTCCGGCAAACACCGGAAAGCCGTTCTTTCTGCTCAGGAACTCGGCAAGTTTCCATTGATACGAGAAAAAGCAATCAGGATCATTGATAACGGCATGATAGTTTTCTATGCCTTGCTTTATCTCGGCTAACGTGTATTCTTTGCAGCGTTTTGCGACGGCTTTCTCAATGTCGCTTGTGAGCTTCTTGCACCTAAGGCTCTGCGCCTTAGCGTTCCAATGCTCAATGATCTCGCTTGCGTAGCTTGGCTGCTTAGGCGATTGTTTGGGTGCTGGTGTTTCTGGCTCTGATTGAGCTTGTGCTTTAGCTTTGCCGCCGATAGCGCCTGCCACGCTCCTCACTTCCGAAATCCTCTTGCGCTTTTCCAGTGTTTCCTGAACGATATCGGCACTGTATTTGTTGTCACACAAGATAAACGCCTCAATTGACACGCAATAAGAAAAGAAGCGCTCAAGCTCATCGCAGTCAACGCCATAATCATCTGCATAGATCTCGATATCATCATGCTCTATCCAGCCACCGGAGCGCATCATTATCTCAATGCTAATATAATACATAGCATATCCCTTAAGCTTGCCAAACCTCGCCTTAATTCTCCGCATCTGTGGCTCATTGTGCGAATCAATAGAGTGTTTGAACCATTTTTCGGGATTATGATTCATTATTTCCCCCGATGTTCTACCATGAACTTATCAAGGTCTTGAATGTCAAACATCATCTCCTTTCCGCCGGGACGGGAATACTGCACCTTGCCCTGCTTTGCGTATCTCCTGAGCATGTATTCAGTAATGCCCAAATACTTGGCTGCTTGTGACGTTTTAAGATATCTCTGGGCAATCATGTTTTTCTCCCGTTGATGTAATTGCTTTTGTGTTTGTGTGTCTGGCTCATAAGAACCTCCTTTTAATTTCTGAATCCACCAAAATACAGCCGCAAATCCTGTAAAGCATTTTCTTTGATTTGTGTTGACTTGTATTAATGTGAATGCGTAAATCAAGCAAATGCTAAGCAAATGCTAAGCAAATGCTAAGCAAAATCAAGCAAACCGAAGCAGATAAGATAAGATAAGATAAGATAAGAGTAGATGAGATTAGATGAGATTAGAGGAGATTAGAATAGACTATCACTTTGCTAACGCAAAGATGATATATACACCATGAAAACCGTTTTCGTGACGTCACGAAATTGGTTAAGGCGATGCTGCCGGATCACCAAAATCACATTTTTCTTGACAAATAATTAATGCTGATTATATTGTAATCATGAGCTATAATTTTGATCACGATTTTGACATTGACATTGACATCGACTCGATTAACATCGACATCGATGAAAAAGACGAGCGCAAACACAATGTGTCTCGCATGGAGGCGATGAGTGAAGACAAATAAGCTTAAATTCAATCCCAATAATCCTCGCAAATGTAGTAAAGACAAG